GATCGCACAATGGATGCACTTAACAAGCGGATCATAAACTTAGAGCGTCTAGCCTGGGGGTTGTCGGCTATCGCTACACTTGTAATTCTAGCATTACAGCTTGCTGGGAAGTTCTTCCCAAGAGGTTAGAGGACACATGGCGCTTAACTTAGGTCCGGCTTCGACCTTTAACTGTAGCCACGTAAAGACCAGTGCCGGCACCAATATCATTACCAAGTCGGGGACCTTAGTAACCTCGAAAGGGATTATGACGCAGGCGGGGAGTACCCTGTTTGCTGCTTCTGGGGGGATTACCACCATGAATCCGGCGGTGGTAACGGGGTACAAGTGCGCTCTCCCTTTCGACATGCTGGGGATGATTACAAGTCTTACCACTTACTGCAACTTCCCAGGGGGGTCAGGGAATATAGCTACACTGGACTCGTATTACCAACTAACGGGTACGGCAGCCAAGCCTTATATTCCTTGGGCGGGCAGTATCCTCGGGTTTGGTGTAGCAGCACGCCAACCGCGTACAGCTGGGTATGTGTCTTTTACCATACTCAATGGTACGACCTCGCTGGTAACTATTACACTCAACTCTACAAATACAAAGACGGCCAATTCTGGCCTGTTGACGGCAGGGGCAAAGCCATTCACCGCCAGCAACCTTCGCGTCCGCGCCAAGTCTTCAGCGGCATGGGCGCCAACGACTGCGAATGCCTTCGGTGGAGTGGTCTGGGTTTCAATCTAGTTCTAGGGTCACAAGAGCTCACAGGGAGGGGTATGAATCGGCCAGAGAAGATCATCATTCATCACTCGGCGACGAAGGACTCTATGAGTCTGAGTTGGCCAGAGATCCGTCACTTCCACATCTCCCAGCAAGGGTGGAAGGACATTGGGTACCATGCTGGAATCGAGTCCTACAATGGACGCTACGAGATACTGATTGGGCGCCCCACCTACGCAATAGGGGCGCATTGTCCGGGGGAGAATGCCCATTCGCTGGGCTTCGTGTTCGTGGGGGACTTTACGGCAGTAGGACCACCCCAGGAGATGCTCGAGGAGGCAGCTTATCGGATCTTAGCACCATGGTGTTTGCAATTCGGGATTGATACGGACCATATCTTTGGTCATAACGATGCACGCCCAACAGAGTGTCCGGGCGCTAAGTTTGATATCAACCGTTTGCGCAAGATTGTGTACCGCTACATAGCGGATGTTTAAAGGAGTTTGTATTGTTAAGTCGCTTGAGTTGGATAAGGTCAAAGGCTGTTATTGGAGTGGTGCTTATCTTCATTCCTCAGATTGCAGAAGCTGCAGGTTATCTGCTTCCTGCAACTGTAACGGCTATCCTGGGGATGATTGGTGCAGCGCTTGGACTTGGGGCTGCGCGAAATTGGATTCTCCAGGCAGGAAGCTTTGTTAAGCCCTCAGAAAAGTAATGGCGGGGATGGGCGGGATTAAGGTTGACAATGCATAGTCATAGGGAAAGATCAGATCACCTAGATTGGATTCTGCATCGACTCAACAGAATCGACCAAAAACTCACTATTCTACTTGTACAAGGAGCAAAAGAAATGGCAACACTTGCCGAATTGACTATTCAGGTTCAGAAGACTACCGACGTGGAGCAGTCGGCGATCGTCCTGATCCAGGGGATCGCTCAGCAGCTAGCCGACGCGATCGCGCTCGGCGACCCTGTTAAGATCCAGGAACTCCAGACCCAGCTTGCGACGAGCGCGGATGCGCTTGCGGCAGCCGTTGTGGCTGGAACGACTCCGCCGCCGGCGCCGTTTTCACGGCGCTAGTTGCCAAGCAGCAGAATGTAAATCAGATAGTAAGGAATAGCCAGTAGAAACAAGGGGGCAAATAAAGCCCCCAGAAACACTACAGTACCCCATAGCGCATACCACACGTAGCGCAAACTAGCCCTCGGTATCACTAGGAACCTCCCCGGCCTGACCCGCCGCCTCTGCCCCTGGTGTGCCGGGGGCTTTTCTTTTGACCTCGCACCAGTCGTTAAAGGTAGGCTGCCAATCCCTAAGGTTCCCCGCCAGAATGCCTTGCTCAGGGCGCTTGGCAATGTACTTGGGGTCCAACCCAGCAGTCACCACCCCTACATGCATCCCTGTGACCTGTCTGACCACACGCTGGGCGAGCTCATAGCGGGATACAATGGGCATGCAGCCGATCTCTTCGATGGTGGACATGGACTTCCACGTCTCGAAGGGCGTAGTCACCACCTTGAGAAGGTGGATCAAGAGATCATCAATGTAGACCGGGGCACCGAGCTCTGTACGGGGAGCCATCACCGTGCCGTACTTCTCCAGCATGTTCAGAACCGCCTGTGGGAAGCCCCAGGTATCTCCGTAGACCCAGCCTACCCGGACGATTCGGTTGTTGGGCAGGTTCAGCAGGATGGCCTCACTGGCGCGCTTCTGCCATCCGTACTCAGAGCATGGATCAGCAGCAGCGTCAGAGGAAAGGTAGATGATGGGAATACCCAGATTTCTACAGGTCCTAGCAATCTCGTAGGTAAGTTTTACATTGTCCTTAAAGGCTTGCTTGGGCTTGAGCTCACAGTGATCCAGGTCCGTCTCACCGGCTAGATGTAGCACCATGTCTACGCTCTTGTAGTCCGGCCAATGACCTCGGTAAGCGGGCATAACTTGAATGTCCGCCACCTTCCAGTTGTCCCGCACTACCGACCGCCCAATGCGCCCATTGGCGCCAGTGACCATGAGCCTCATTTTTCCCTTTTCTTGATAAGGCCAAGAAGCAGCATTCCCCAACAGCCGAAAGCCAGCAGAGGTAACGCTATTGGCCAAATTAAGGCCGCTGCTCCTACGTATGTCGGAGAAGGGTCCTCATCAAACTCATGCCGCCAGGAAATGCCAGACAGTACTCCAGTAACTAGTGCCATGAGGAAGTAAAGGACAATGCCAATGTAAACCTTGGTCACTCATCCACCCACGGATTAGTACCCGAAAGTAAAACCTTCTTTAGATACTCATCTGAGATCATTTCCACCCCCTCATAATCACTCCACCACTTTGCTATAATCCGTGCTGCTCTGAGGCAGCAGGGTTTTACCTCCTTGGCTTTCTTCATGCATCACCCAACGTCTGCGGAGCCATCTCCACTTCCGGCGCTTCCATTGGAGTATGCACCACCTTACCCAGCTTGCGATCCCAGAACCAGATCCCCATGCCACCTGCGGCATACTCGGCCACCGCCGTCTTGAACTGGTCATCCCCACGCTGGCGCTTCTCCGTGTACCACGCCTCGCCCTTGGCCTTGGCACTGGCACCCCACTCATGGAACACGAAGGCAGGGATTACCCACGCGCTATGCCGCGCGATCGCGCCAAGTCTAACCTGAAAGTCCAAGTCGCCCCCGTAAAAGTCAAAGTCCTCTCGAAATCCACCAATCTGGCGCGCTGCCGCCACCTCTACCAGCATGCAGAAACCAGCCAGTAGAATATTAGGAAGGAAGCAAGGGAATCCCTCAGGTCCATAAGCATTGGCAATAAGGTCTGGGAAGCGGTTGGATTGCTCGTTGTAACAGGCGTTCGTAGAAGGTCCCACCACAGCGAAGTTACCGTATTCGGCCACGCGCATGAGGTCATAAAGCCAGTTCTCCCCCATGGGCTGGGTGTCGGCCGTCAGGAAGCAGACGTACTTCGTGCGTGCATCCTCCAGCACGTCATTCCAGATGGAGTGGATGTTGTTGTTGGCGACGGAGTTGTCCAGGATCTCGGCAGTCAGCCTGGTCGTCTCGAACACGGCCTTTTTACACCGGTCAGCCAAGTCCGGGGTCTTGTAGTCCAAAATGATTACGGAGACATCGTTAAAGACTTGCTTCATGTCACCATCCTCTACCATCTCGAATGCCGGTGGGGAAGGCAATCTCTTTGCCCCGCCCTTGAACGCATGTCGGTCCATCTTGACTCGTTTAGCCGCCCATCCCATGGTCTTCCCCTCCTGCTTCAAGGGCAAATCGTTCATGCCAGTAACCCTCCTCCCCTGCACACCGGGCGATCGCCCAGGCATCTGCTACTGTAGACCTGTCAGCTTTATTAACGTCGCACATTTCTGCGCCATAGTCAAGTAAAAAGAGATCCGTGACCTCTTGCTTCTTGGCACTACCCTTAAGCCCCAGCGCCTGCCGTGGCCTATTGGGAAGGACTTCGGCCATCTTCCCCCCTGGCCACCGTAGGCAGCCATTGTCGTACAAGAACTCCTCCAGGCCGTGGAGAACCCTAACCTGCTTGGCGAATCCAAGAGGATTATGCCCAAAGATGGGATGCTCCAGAACGATAGTGACCTCGTGCCCTTCGGGTACGTTGTCTACGATCCAGGTAGTCACGTCCAAGGCAAGTGTCTCCACCCTAAACAGGACCGGAAGGCTAGGCGCAGTAGACTTAAAGCAAGCCCAAGCGGTAAGACTACCATCAACCAGAATAGCGACTCCAGTAGACCCCAAACCAGGATCAACCCCAACCCAGACCACAAACACCCCCTACGTGGATTCATCAACCACCTGTGGCACTGTAGCCGTCCGAATGACCCTACAGTTGTCGTAGTCGATTTCAACATCCCACATAGGGCGTGTGCTGCGACGCCGGGCCTTGATGACCTTGAGCCCGACAAGAGAGCGTTGTTCCTCGTAGGGATTGATGGAGATGAGAATGTCCGCGATACGTGCAATATCAAAGGACTCTGCAATGTCCTCCAAGCCAATGATGCGCTTGGACATAGCGCCTCTGGTAGCCTGGGTGGCCGTTACCACTGGGACCACCAGCCGCTTAGCCACCTGCCGGAGCTCTTTGTAGACTCGGTTGAGCTCATGCCGCTTCTCCTGGTAGCTCCTGGAGGACTTCAGTTCATCCGCGTAATCTACCACCAGGAGATCAATCCCCTTGGCGTCTCTACGAATGAAGGATTCAAGTTCAAAGGGGGACACGTCCGCACCGCCAACGTCCCTTATCAGTAAGCGACCACCGCTTTGCAGCGCAGTCGCCACTGAACTGGTCAGTGTGTCCGTGCCCCCCATTGCTAGGTCGTAACGGTTGGCCACACGGTCCCCGGCGATCTCTGTAGTAACGTGTAGTACCTTGGCCCCAGCCCGAAAGGCACTAGCCCCCACGTTAATCAGTAACGCCGTCTTCCCTGCACCAGGAGTTCCCACGAAGGACAGCAACTCCCCCGCCACAACCCCACCTTTGAGGAAGTCGTCTATCTCCGGGGTCAGGCCCAGTGGCCGCGCCCCAGCGTAGACCACATCCTCAGTATGTATGCCTGCATGGACTGAGTAATCCAGGACTACGGATTCGGCTATGTCTAGTGCCGCAACCAAATCTACTTCCTGGGCCAGTCCATGCAGGTCAATCTGTCCACCGGTCGCATACCGACCGATCTTCTCAGCCACGTCCAGAAGCCTTTGGGTCTGGACATGCTTACGTACTATACCAGATACGCCAGCCGCGTCTACGTCTGCGCCTTCCATGACGGCCAAAACGTGCCGCCATTCCTTGGCCTTCTCCGGCTGGTACTGATCCATGGCCATTGCCAGGGTATCAAAACCAATGTCCCCTGGACTGGTGCCCTGCATAGTGACGATCGCCTGATACACTGCCTTCGTAATGGGACCGCTGAATAGCTTTTCCGAAAGCAAGCCGCTATACGTGTCCCAGTACTTCCGCCGCATCAGAGCAGCCAGAGTGGTGTGCTCTAGCTGATGCAAATCACCACCGCTGTCACTAAACCTGCCATTGTTGAGAACAGACGCCACATGGTCCAGCCATCTACCCTATGGTCCATGACATCTAGAAGGACTGTTAAGGCTGAAGCCCCACAAAGGAAAAATAATGGTCCAGTTATTAGCATCATCATTGCACCCACAGGTAAGCGCACACACAAAGCCCCATCCAAATCGCCACGGTAGCCCAGACGATGCGGTTATCCATTAGGCTTCTCCAGTAGCTGCACCCGCGTCTTTAACGCATCCAGTTGCATGATGACCGTGGTTAGCCTATCCTCCAAGTTTCGCATCTTCTCCAGTAGTAAGCCAGAGCAGTTATGGTTGTACTCCATATACCTTGACTCGCCCCTTTTTCCACAGTAACAGCACTTGGCAGTACACTTTTCGTCACGTAGCCAGGACATTAACCACCTCCCAGTTCATGTCCGACTCTTTGGAGAGAGGTCAACCTTGAACTTATGCATGTTCTCCGTAGACATCTCCGTAGACATTGGCTCTAATATGGATCTTGGCTCCACCGTAGGCGCTACTTGCCACCCTAACGGTTCAGGGCTCAGCGGATTCCAGTACTTCTTCTTTTGAGGCTCCTTAGTTTCCAACCCGCTGTAGCGTGTTTCTTCCCACAGCACCCAACCAATGATAGCAAACACTGCCAGATCCCGAAAAGCATCCGCAATTGGATCGTTCTCTAGCAGCTTACCCTGCGCCACGTTCTTCAGGCGAGAGATGTTATCATTGGCTCCTACCATGGCCCCCACCCAGGCAGGAATCCCGAAGGCTTCGCAAGAGCGAATGTTGGCAAAGGGATCGGTATTTGAACCATAATCAGCCTGCTTGCTATCATGCACTGCATGAAGGGAATCCAGTAACTCATGGAACCTAGCCGACTTTGGATGCATCTTCTACCTCCGCAAAGTTAAGGATGTCGGACTCGGACGGCTGCTTCAGTCCTAGCAAGGTCCCCCAGCAGCTATCCCAGTAGGCACACATCGAGCACGTCTTCGACCCTGGCTCGTAGTCCCCTTCGGGTAATTCCTTGCGCAAGTAGTAGTCATAGATCACTTGCAGACGAGCGAAAATTTTCTGAACCGTATCGGGTTCATGCTGAATAACCAGCCCACTCCCTTTGAACCCCAAGAAACCGCTATCACGAAAAACGGGGAGGAAGTACGCGTAGGCAAGGCGAGTGACCTCCATGCTAGCTTGAATCTGAGCGTGGTAGTCAGGCCAGATCATTTCACTGGGCCATCCCTGGCCCTTAGGCCACCCATATCCCTGGGTGTCCACGTTGGCGCACTCTTTGAATGCCTTGTCGAACTTGGACTTGAAGAAGACTGAGAACGACTTGACTTCTAAGAGGGCCTTCACCTTCTGCCCTGCCACCTGGATCGGGACTACGCCGTCGATCCTAGCCTTCAGGGAAAAGGGATAGCCATCTGGTTTGTGCAAGTAGTCCTGCTCTTCTTGTTCGAGGGCAACCCCGTGTTGACGGAGAAGACCACGGACCCAGGTATGGTAGAGATCACCAGAGGAAAGGACCAGCTTAACCTTGACGGGCAAGCGCCGAGCCGGGTAGCCGAGCATTGAAGCCACAATGGCCCGTCCACACTTACCAACTTCACTCGCACGGAAGTAGTCCCTAGGGTAAGGATCGCTTCGCTTGGTAATATCGGCATAGGTTCCATGCAGCACCTCATGTATCGGCGACCGGCCAAGGGCCGGCATTACGCCGGCACCTTGGTCAGTGCACCAAACTGCAGCTCCAAGCACTCCACCACCTCAGCATCCGGGCGGGAGTTGTCCTTAAGCAGCAAGTCGAGATTGAGAGGCGGGCTTAGCGCACCCGCTTCAGACGGTCCACCGGCGAACTTCAGCGTATACCGGCGATCGAACCGCTCGCCTTCGGTGATAAGAACAATGTCCGTTCCATTGAGAGGATGGGCAAAGTGCTGCTTCTTCTGCATGTCGAGGTCGGCACGCAGCTTCTGCAGTTCCCGAGCCACCGTCTTGGGAGCGCGCCAGACCTGCCAGGTAGTAGAAGGCCGAACCAGGATATTGTAGGCGTACGTAACGCGCACACCAATATCCTTGCCAACTGCCTTACCTCTGGCAGTGTGACCAATCGTCTTAGTGAACGCGCACACAGGGCAATGGCCAACTAGAGTATATGCCTTGCACGGCACCACCATGCTTTCGCCCATCAGATCCTTGATCCCAAAGTGGACAGCCTCCATCTTGAAGATAGTTGGCTTGTCCTTAGACCAGGGCCATCCAAAGCGAAGCGTCTCCGTGGTATCGGCCTTAGGCTTCCAGAAGGCATTACCGGACACTTGCTGTGCTTCCACCTCTGCATCCGGCTGGTACCACTCTGGGTCAGGAAGTTGCTCAAATTCCGCTGCTGACACTTAGTTCCCCCTTGGCATCGAGTTTGGTCATGGAACCCCAATTCGGACCCCACTTGATATCGACTTTAAGGGGAACGCGCAGCGGGCCACCCCATTCAGTTAGGTCTAAGTTCTCACACACCCCGCGTAGTCTAGTCGCGGCCCTACCTGATTCGTGTTCTTCGATTGGCACCGACACCAGGACGCTATCGTGCACCTGTAATAGCACCTGGTATCCGTCGCCTTGCAGCTCGCTTTCTATGGCCATCTCAGCCATCTGAGTGATTTGTCCAATGGACCCCTGGACAGGGGCGTTGACTGCAATTCTCCGATACTTTCTCATCTGCTGGCTGGGCGTATCCCAGTCAATCGCAGGGAACCGGTACTTACGGCCAAACCTAGTAGAAACGTAACCATTCTGCTTTGCAGACCGCACTTGAGCAAACTGCCAGCGATGTAGAGCCTGGTAGCGCTGGTAATAATTGTTGATAAGCTTTCGACATCGAGGCACAGACTTCCCGATACGCTGGGACAGCCCAACTGCGTTCCCTCCGTAGAGTATGAGAAAGGTCGTGGCCTTTCCGGCGAAGCGTTCATCCTCATCTATCTTCTGCTTCTCGTACATGGTCTGGGCTGCGCGTAGGTGGAAATCCACCCCTTCGGCCAAGTCAGCCAGCATAACCTCGTCATTGGCCATATCGGCAACCAGCCGAATCTCTGCTTGGGAATAGTCGATCTCGTATAGGACGCATCCCACATCAGGTAGATACATGGCCTTAATGCGGGCCACCTTTGCGATATTTTGTAGGTTTGGATTCCTTCCTGATAGCCGGCCAGTAGAAGTTCCATCGACTCTAAAATCTGTGTGGAGGACGCCATCATGCTGCTTCTCCGCCACTCCCTTGACGTAAGTACTGTAGAGTTTCCCCTGGCGCTTGTACTCTAGTAGCTCGGTCGCAAGCGGGTGATTAAGCGCCTCAAGCGTTGTCTTCTGCGCATCCGGCGTGCCAAAGTACTTTTTGACTTGAAGTGGGGAGTTTGGGTCGCAGCCCAATTTTCCCCAGAGACGCGCTTCTGCAAGTGCAACCGCACCCTCTGGCCCGCCCATCTCCACTTCCAATGCCGCGAGGTGTTCAATGTCAACTCGTATACCATGAATCTCCACCCTTGTCAAGTGTTGAATGAGATCAGAGTAGAAAGACATCAGCTTCAAGTCATCCGCGTCCATCTTGGCGTACTGAGCCTCGGCCACGCGCAGCGAGCCATCGGCGTCCATCGCTCCGTACTCTACAAGTTCCTCATCAGTGATGCGCGCCCAGCCATCCTTCTTACCACCACGCTCCTGCACCAAGGCCGCCACTGGCGCGTCATAGCGGCCCATCTCCGGGGCGTAGCGTAGAACCAGTGCCTTCAGGCCTCGTTCCAAGCACTCTGGGTTTAGTAGCCTCTCCGCCACAGCAGTGTCCCAGACTGGACTTAAACTAATCCCCCAGTGGTGGTACATCCACTTCATGTCAAACTTGATATTAGACCCACATTTAACCGTCTCCTGGTGAGTATCATACCCACCATAGGGACCAAGCATACCTCCTACCCACGCCTGCCCCTTGCTAGAGGACAGAGAAACAAACCTGATTCGTGCCTCTGGGTGCCATGGATCGAGGCCAGGGTACGTCTCCAGGTCTAGTGCTAAGAACCTGGTAGGCCATGGCATGATATCTACAATCTGGGTAGGATGGGGGTTGACCTCGACCCCACTCACCGCCTGGGATACAATCCGCACGAAGTCCTTCTCATAGGCAGGGAAGCGATCAACCTGATTGGGAGCGTAAACCGCATAAGTGGGTGGGTCCTGCCGGAACGCCGGCCCCATGGCTTTGCTAAGGGTTAGCTTACCATCATTGGCCATAGCCTTGGCCGCAGTAGCCCCAAGGCAGATCACTACCCTGGGCTTCAGCACTGCAATCTCGGCCTCTAGGTAGGGTCTACATGCTCTAACCTCAGTAATACCCGGCGTACGATCCTTAGGTGGCCGGCACTTGACTGCCTTGGTGTAGAACCAATCCGTGTCCTTGATGCCACAGGTACGCAGAAGCCGCGTCAGGTGCAGGAGCTCATTCCCTACTAAACTCCTACCCATACTGTCCTCGAGCCCGTTGGGGGATTCACCCACGAACAGGATCTTCCCCTCTTCGGCTGGCCCACGGCCGGGCATGCAGACCGTCTTGCAGTTGTAGTGGAGGTCGCACAAGTCGCAGTTGGAGTTATAGAGCAACTTGGTGTCCCATGCTCTGGTCCAGGAGGTCCATGGCTTGGGCTGGATCAGTCAAGCACAAGTCTGCCGGGTCCTTGGAAGACGTAGAAAACACCATGCCGACCTCCGTTCCCAGAAGCCCACGCAACTTAGAGGCGAGTTTGATCGCCTTGGGTAAGGCATCCCGGTCAAGCCAAACCACGATCCTGGCCGGTGCAATGTCAAGCAGCATTCGCCCTGCCGTAATATCCAGTGAAGTCCCAAGTAGAGCAGCCACATCCAGAGACGCCAACTGCCGGATAGCGATAGCATCAAAGACCCCTTCGACCAATACGAGGGTTGCTGAGGCAGGCGCCGGCAAGTAGTACAGGGCTCTGGGGGTCGCTGGGGCATTGAAGTACTTGGGCAGGCGACTCTTGTAGCTCCTGGCCTGCCAGTAAACCGGCTGGAAGTCGCTCGGTCTGCAGAAGGGGATCACAATCCGCCCCTCCAACATGCCCTCTGCCCCTTCGGCGAACCCATAGGTGGCCGGCACTGTAATGCCACGGTTGAGGAGCCATTCGGTAGCCTCATCGGTTAGGGGTACGGTTTCTGGCAGTTTCACCGGCTGTGTAATTAACTCTCTTGTGCACGCGAATCTGCCCAGAGCGTCCTTCACGATCGAATGCCCGTCCCTTGCATAGCTTTGTCCAGCCGCACCACATGCACCATGAAAACAGATGTACTTGCCAGTCTGGGAGTTGACATAGAACTTCCATTGCCCACCTCCACAGAAAGGACAGTACTGGTAGACCGTTTCCTTGCCACTTTGCCGACTAGGACCGTCCACTTGGGGGCCGCCTTTCTGGGCATTCATGGTGCCCTACCTCCGTTTCAGGCATGGTGGAATGACACAGTTGGCACACATACCATCCATTAGCATCAGGCATGGATGAGGCTATCATTAGCAACAGATCCATCTTAAGGCGTTTGATGTACTGTAGCAAAGCCGTTCGAGTCCTTCCCGTTTTCAGTTTGGGTAGGCGGGTACGCTGGAGCTCATCCGAAAAAAGTTCCGCGTCCCAGTCGTCTGGTATGAAGTTAACCAATTCTAGCTCTGAGAATAGCGCATCTTCGCTGCCATGTGTAGGCACGTACTAGGCGGTAATACTTGGTATCTCTACAGTGTACTATAAGATGCTTGTTGTGCTTCTTCTTCTTCTTTTTTGCCACATGCCCTCCCTGGCAAAAAGCAAAGCCCCGGTCGTAGAGAATCCGCGAACCTATGAAAAGCGGGTACCACAACCGGGGTCTTTACAAAGAGAAGTAGGGGGATGGCCAGGCTAGGGTGTCGAGGTGGCTGGTAAGCCCCATGGAGGGGCCATGGAAGGTAGTGGTCACGCTTGCGCTTTGGCGGGGCACCACCCAAGGCACATGCGGCTTGCCTTTGCCTCCCCAACTCCACTAGTCTCGCTTAAGGCGCTGGTTCCAAACCCACCACCACCACACCCCCCTCGCATAACGGAAAGAGTAGTACCATACCGCTGAGCGAAAGTCAAGACCTTTTTACATCGCCTTTGGTAGTTCCTACCATTCCCAGCGAACCTTGGCATGGAGTTCGGGTTCAAAGTAGATCTTGATGATGAGCTTCCAAAGAGCTTCCATGGTTTTATCCTCCAAAAATGAGTGTAATGGTGAGAAACGTAAGTAACGGGACTACAACAAGGATGAATACCGAGTAGGCAAAGGCTTCAAGCCAGGTCATTTGCCCTCCTTCTTTTGCTGCGCAGCAACCGCCTCGGCCCAGGGGAGCGGCCATTTCGTGGCTTCCAAGCCCCGGCTTCTGTCGGGATCTTCGCCGCTCCAATGGCCACGTTCTAACATCGCCAGCCGCTCCGCGAAGTCGGCGGCGATGCGGGCGGCAATCACAGCAGGGTCCAGCTTGAAGGGGCTAGCCTTACGATATTCGCGGTTGAACTTGTCGCGCAAATGCTTCTCCGCCGCCTCTCGCGCGGGGTCGGTGGTCATGGCTGGATCTCCCATCGCGCCCAGCAGTGGTTACAATGCACCACGCGCTCCGGCCTGGCTGGCATATCAAACTCGCCGATCGAAGGGACGAAACGCACCATG